TACAACACCATCAAGCTTTAGAATCCAATACTGTCTTTCTTTAATCAGAGATAAAACAGGCTGATTAGTATAATGGATATTCATAATATCTTATTCCTTAGAAAGTTAGCGCCAGCAATAAACCAGCGCAGTTAGATAGAAACGGTAGAAACGGTAGAAACTACAAGCTCAATAACAAATCATCCTCCTTCTTCTTCATACCTTCCAAGCGTGCTATAAACCGCTTACCTAACAAGCTGCTTTCTGCATCAGCCTTAACTATTACCGCAATCATAGCAATGCAGTCAGCTTCCTTAATATATGTTTTCCCTCCTGCTAAACTTGCAAACTTAGCTTTATAGGCATTTAATACCATTTCAAGCTTCTCTAACTCAGCTTCACTACTGCTTTCACTAATACCTAACCGCTCTGCAAATGCAACCGCTAGCGAATCCTGCAACTCAGCTACAAACCAAGCCTCAATCTTTTCCTTATTTAATCTAGCTCCTGCTTCACTTGCTTCAAGCGCTTCTATGATCTTATCAATACTTAGGGATTCACATCTTACAGCTATTCCTCCTTGCGCATGATATGCTTTAATTTCTTTATCTTCTATCTCCTGCAAGTAACCTAATACATAAGGACTAAGCTCAGCAATCCTGGAAACTATCAATTCCTCTGTAAGATGCTTAACCGGCAAGCGGTAATAAGTATTCTCCTGCTTCTTCTTTCCGGCATTAGCTCCAGTCTTGGATACTTGATACAAGCATTTAACTATTCTTGTCCCTGCAATCTCAGCAATAGGAAGCTGCGAATCATAAGGCTTTGGCGCTCCCAATACTTCACCAAGCTTGGATAGTTCCGCAGTAAGTGCAACAGTCTCAGAAGTCTGGCCAATAGCATTAGGTTTCATATAATCAGCTCCAGTTGGGTTTACTTGCTGACCTTCACTTAACATTGAGCTGCCAATGACATCATTAGATTCAATCATAATATCTATTCCTTAACCGTTATTTTTACGTTTATTTATGGGTCTATGGGTATGTATGTATACCCCTGTAGCTACCTATCTGCCTATCTACCTATCTACCTACAGTGTAACCCAAGCTTGGATGCTATAGTCATAGCCTACATAGCTAGTACCATCGAAGCCGCCTCTTATACTTAGCTTATCCAGAGCTAAGGTAGCTTCAGCTTGTGTGATAAGCCCATCCCTATACTGGGTCACTATCTGTGTAGCGGTACGTGTATTAGTAGTCATGCCCTTATCCCTCTATGTCTGTGTATGTACCTGTATTATAGTTGATGTGTCTGTATATATCCACTATCTAACCAACTATCTGCACCTATCGGTAACAAATAAATATCACCGTCACCCCCAGTACCTACCTATACCCTACTACCTGCCTGCTACTGCTAACACTAACACTAATCATTCTTACTCGCACCAGCATTTACCTACCGGGGGGTGGAAGCCTTTTTAGTCTGCGCGCGACGGTTACTCCTAAAGACCTCACTCCTTATTTCTAAACTTTTTTACAAGTTACTTCTAGCTAAGAGTAAATATGCAGTACTCCCTAATAAGCCTCAGTAAACCCTGCCTAGTATCAGATAGCTAGGTACTATATACTTCTACCTATGAACTTACCTGAGAGTATTACCTTAGATTCCTTAGGAGCAGAAATCCAAGCTCCAGCTGTCACCCCCAGTAATCAGCTAGCAGGGCCTAGCTCTCACTATACTCCGGGGCAGACTTCTAGTACTGAAGAAAAAGCTATGCAGCTCTTAGGTAGCGGAATTAATTCTGATCAGGTAGCAAGCGCACTGGGAGTCACACCCTCCAGGATTGCGCAGCTCTTAGCAGAGGAGTCCTTTGCAGTTAAGGTAGCTGCATTAAGATATGAAAGTCTGCAGAAACATAATAAGCGAGATGGGGCTTATGACTCCCTAGAGGATAAGTTATTAGACAAGTTAGAGCGCTCCTTGCCTCTGCTAATAAAGCCAGAAAGTATATTAAAGGCTATAGCAATAGTTAATGGAGCTAAGAGGCGCGGCCAGTCAGCTCCGCAACAAGTTACTAATACACAGAATATAGTACAGCTTATAATGCCGCAAGTTATAGCAGATAAGTTTACTACTAACTTAGATAACCAAGTAGTAAAGGCAGGGGAGCAAGAGTTGCTTACTATGCCATCAGGTAATCTTTTAAAACAGGTAGAAGAAGCTACCGCCTCTAAGAGACTGGAGCAGGCGGAGGCGCAAGAATCTAGAGAGGAGGTATAGAGTTATGAGTTATATTCCATACCGCCCCAGAGGAACCGGCAGGACTTTAGCAGAGATATTAGGAACTAAGAAGCAGATACCTGCTAAGCCTTATAAGATCTCTTACTCTTCTGCAGATATTAATGCTGCTAAGACTGTATTAGACAGGCTTCTTGCTCAGGCTTCCTGTAATGAAGTATCCTATATAAGTGAAGTACCTAGAGAGATAGAAGAGGAATAATACTATGGTTATTTTTATACTATTTATACAGCAGTTACTTACTTGCATAGCTGTAATACTGGCAGTAATATTTATTATAGCTACTGTATCAGATATGCAAGCTATTAAAAGTATGTGTCGTCCTTATCAGCAGCTCGCTTTAGGTGTAAGTCTTAGCTGCATATTTAGCAGCCTTTCCTACTTAGGTATTACTAGTGTCTTCTAAATATAAGCAAGAAGATCTACTAGCTTCTCTAGGAGGAGTAGAAGTACCAGCCTCCGCTGAAGCTGCTGCATTAGATCCTGCAAATCTTCCTGCAGATGATGTAACTCAGCTAGGCGCATCTAGCGAAGAAATCCAGACTCTTGCTAAGGGGGACTTGGATTTCTTAGCTGCGCTTATAATGCCTCTAGTATTTAAGTTCTGCTTTCCTGCTGTATTTAAGAAAGGTGTCTGGGCCTGGTTGCTAGGATTCATACATCAGAAGCGTACATTCCCACAGTTAGCTCTAGGCTTACCTCGTGGCTTTGGTAAGTCTACACTGATGAAGATCTTTCTTATCTATTGCATTCTATTTACAGATCGCAAGTTTATTCTAGTAGTGGCTGCTACAGCTAAACTAGCAGAAAACATCCTTTCAGATGTAATAGATATGCTGGAAGAACCTAATATTAAAGCTGTATTTGGTGACTGGAAGCTAGGAGTAGAGAAAGATACACAGGCTCTTAAGAAGTTTGGATTCAGAGGGCGGAATATTACCTTAGCTGCAGCTGGCGCAGAAACCAGTGTACGAGGCTTGAATATAAAAAATGAGCGGCCTGATGTTATTCTTATGGATGACATTCAGTCCAGAGAGTGTGCAGATAGTGAAGTACAGAGCTCTAGCTTAGAGAACTGGATGATCGGTACTCTGATGAAAGCTAAGTCTCCTACAGGCTGCATGTTCCTATTTGTAGCGAATATGTATCCTACAAAGCATAGTATCCTGCGAAAGCTGAAAACCAATCCTACCTGGATTAAGTTCATAGCTGGAGGCATCCTAGCAGACGGTACAAGTCTTTGGGAAGAGCTGCAGCCTATTAAGCAGCTTACAGCTGAATTCGAAAATGACCTTGCTATGGGTCACCCTGAGATCTTTTATTCCGAAGTGCTTAATGATGAGAATACATCTGCTAATAATCTAATAGATCTATCTAAGCTGCCTGCTGTACCTCACCAAGAAGGAGACATACCAGGAGGTAACTTTGTAATCATAGATCCTGCAACTGATAAACTAGGATCTGATGCTGTATCTGTAGGTTACTTTGAAATTCATGACGGCTCTCCTATAATGATGGAGATGGAAGAGGGTAGATTCTCTCCTGGAGAGACAATTAAGAAAGCTCTTACCTATGCACTTACTCATAACTGCCGCCTTATAGCTTGCGAGGCTAATGCTTACCAGTACTCTCTCCTATATTGGTTTGACTTCATATGCGAGCAGATGGGTATACAGGGTATAGAAGCTGTACCTATATACTCCGGCTCTCGTGCTAAGAATGCTAGAATCCTGGAGATGTTTAAAGCTTATGCGGCCGGTGAATTCTATGTACATCAGGATTGTCGCTTAGAAGTGCATATGCAGATTACCCAGTTTAATCCAATGAAGAGAGATAATACTGACGGACTACTAGACTTGCTTACCTATGCTCCTAGGGTAGTACAAGAATTCGGGGAGTTTGTTATCTCTGGTAATATTATAGAGAGCCAAGAATTTGATGCTTTAGAAGTACCTGACTTTAATACTTGTTTCTAGACCCCTCCGGAGCCTACTATGTACCTTATATTCCTAGCTTTAGATCCCTCTAACCCGCAGGCTGCCTGGGATAAGACTGTGCAGTTTACTCGCTTAAGTATGCAGTTGCAGAAAGCTGTAACTAAGAAGAGTCTGCAATCCACCTAGTTAAGAGGCGAGAGGCCTGGTGACCGCGAAGCTAACTTATCAAGTATCCGGGACCCGTAGGCAAGAACGTTTCATGAGGTCTAGCGTAGCGGCCGAGTTAAACTACTTGCTGATGGGGGATACGCAGATACGCTTAGCCGCGGGTTAGCAAGGCACGAGCCTCCCCTATATTCTATTTCCCTTTACACTCTACTCCTTATAGGATCTCCCAATGGTAGCCACTACTGTAGTACCTTTAACTAAGAAATCTCAAGATCTCTTTATACAGTATTACAG